CGAAGTAGGTCACGGGATATTGATTGAAACTGACGCAGGTTGGGTATCACCAAAAGATATTCGTAATGCTGACATGTTAAAAGAAGCAAAAGAATTAGATTATAGAAATCCTTTTGAGTTTTATGCGGTATTACAGAAATACGATACTCCAAATAGAAATGGAAGATTTTATCCTGAAAGAATATTAAAGAGAGAAGCTGAGAACTATAAAAAGGCAATTGCTAAAGGTTTATCGACTTCAGAACTTAATCACCCTGAATCGTCTCTAATTGACTTAGACAGGGTATCACATATCATCACAGATATATGGTGGGATAAAAATATCTTGATGGGTAAACTTAAATTGTTAACATCACCAGGGTTCCATGAAAGAGGTATTGTTTCCACTAAAGGAGACCAAGCAGCTAACTTGATGAGACAAGGTGTTACTATGGGTGTTTCTTCAAGAGGAGTAGGTTCACTTAAAAAGGTTGGGGAAAGAAATGAAGTACAAGATGATTTTGAATTAATTTGTTTTGACTTGGTATCATCACCGTCTACACCAGGTGCTTATTTATTCAGTAATCCTAACGATAGAGACAAGTATGAAGAAAACTTGGATGAAGAAAAAAAATACAAATCACCTGAAAATTCGGAATTTCAAACTAAAGGAGTTGACTTAATGAGAAAATTAACCGATTATTTGGGAAAATAATAAATTATGGACGAAAAATATTTTGTAGCGAAAATTCAGTATGACTTACCTGATGAGAATACTGGTAAAATCAAAAAAATCAGAGAAGAGAAATTGGTTAAAGGTTTTTCAGTAACAGATGTTGAAGCAAAGGTTACAGAGAAATATCAAGGTTTTACTAATGATTGGAGAATTACTTCAGTATCAGAAAGTAAAATTGATGAAGTAATCGAATAATCAGATTTTAAACGAATTAAATTAAAGTGGTCATAATCGACCACTTTTTTTATGCTTTAAACTTTTTTATAAAATAAAAATAAGATTGTGTTACCTCAAAAGTGAATTTTTTATTATTTGACACTATTTATATTGTAAAAATAATAGATTTTCATGAAAGAAAACAAATCTTTAGTTCAAGAGGCTCTTATTCAAATGAAACAAGTTGAAGAAGCTATAGCCGAAAATGCAAAAGGAATACTTGCTTCTACTATGAAGGAAGAAATCAACCAATTAGTAAAAGAATCTCTTTCCGAACAGGATGAAGAAGATGAGATTGATGTAGACGCAGACGTTGACACGGATGCTGATAACGATGAAATGGATATGGATATCGATACTGATATGGACATGGACTCTGATGAAGAGGATATGGATATGGATGTTGACATGGATATGGACATGGATTCAGAAGAAAGTCCAATAGATTTAACTGACGCTTCTGACGAGGAAATCTTGAAAGTATTCAAAGCAATGGGTGAAGATGACGGAATTATCGTAAAAAAAGACGGTGATAATGTTCATTTAACTGACGATGATGCTGACGTAGAATACCTTGTTAAGCTTGGTGAGTCTCAATTAGACGAAATGCAAGATGATATGAATTACGACGAACAAGACGAATCAGTTGATGATGTTATTAATGCTATTTTCTCAGACAACGGTGACATGGATGATGTTGATTCATCAGACGTTGAAGATTTTGACGACGAAGATGAAGAAGAAGTTGTTTATGAAATTACATTAGACGAAGACATGGACGAGGAAATGGACGAGGAAATGGATGAAGACATGGACGAGGAAATGGATGAAGACATGGACGAGGAAATGGATGAAGACTGGACAAATGAAACTTACAAACCTAAAGGTGTTGGAATGGGCTCAGGTCCTAAATTTTCTTACAAAGATAAAGCTAAAGGCGGATTTGATGAAAAGAAAAAACAAGGTCCTAAATCAGTTGGTACTGGTAAGGCAAAATTCGAATACAAAAAAGGTGCAAATATGGAGGGAAAATCCAAAGTTGTTAAAGCTGAAACTAAAGAAGGTCAAGGATACAAAGACAAAGAAGACGAAAAATTGGCTATGAAGCATGGTAAGATTGCTTCAAAAGACCTTAAGTCAACTAAAGCTCGTAGAGATGACGCAGGTTTTGAAAAAAGAGAAACCAAAGAAGCGGCTAGAACATACGGTATGGGCTCCAAAGAAGGTAGAGGATTAAGAAAAGGTATCACTAATAACAGAAATTACAATTATGGTAATAGTGGTGTTAAAGTTGAATCTACTCAAGAAGAAGTTAGAATGTTGAGAGAAAAGAATGAAGAGTACAGAAAAGCATTGAATGTGTTTAGAGAAAAACTTAACGAAGTTGCAATCTTTAACTCAAACTTGGCTTACGCTACAAGATTGTTCACAGAACACTCAACTACTAAAAAAGAAAAAATCAATATCCTTAGAAGATTTGACGATGTTGAAACTTTAAAAGAATCTAAAAATCTTTATAAGTCAATCAAAGACGAATTAGGTAAGGTTGAAACAAAATCAATTAACGAATCAGTAGCAACAAAATTAAACAAGACAGTTTCTACAGGTTCATCAACAACACTAATTGAATCAAAAACTTATGAAAATCCTCAATTCTTAAGAATGAAGGACTTAATGGGTAAATTAGGTTAAAAAATAAAAATAAAATAAACTTAAAAACAAAACAAATACTAAAATGGGAGCATTATTAGAATCAGGTCTTGTAGGTAACATCGGTTTAAAACACCTTAAAGTTATCAAAGAAGACACAATCAACAAATGGGACAAATTAGGATTCTTAGAGGGTCTTAAAGGTCACATGAGAGAAAACGTAGCACAATTATACGAAAACCAAGCATCGTTCTTAATTAACGAAGCATCATCTACATCTGACACAGGTGCATTTGAAACAGTTGTTTTCCCAATTGTAAGACGTGTATTCTCTAAATTATTAGCGAACGACATCGTATCAGTACAGGCTATGAACTTACCTATCGGTAAATTGTTCTACTTTGTACCTAACATTCAAGCGTACACTGACCCAACTAACTTGGCTAACACAGGACAACATTATGCACCTTATGGAGCACCAAATGCTGAAGCTGACCAAACACCAAATAGTGGTTACGACTACAACAACACTAAAGACCTTTACGATAGATTCTACGAAGGTAACGAACCAGCGTTAGACCCTCCAGGATTATTTGACTATTCTAAAGGACAATATTCAGCTATCACTGCACCTGTTGCAACTGTAGCATGGACTGGTGACCAACTTTATTCATCTGCTTACACTACTGACAACTATAGAAAAGTATTAGTTGTTATGTCAGGTTTTGCGTCTGATGGAGCTGGTAAATTAATTGGTCCTGATGGTCAACCAATGGATAACGAAGCATTCTTATCTGATTTGACTGTTTATGGTGTTGCTGGTAACGTTTACACGTCAGCAAACACAAGAAACCCTTATTTATTTAGAGTTGTAACTCAAAGATATGGTAAAGGTATCGTACAATATGGTAATAACAATGCAACATCTGTTTTCCCTAATGACAAAACTGACGGTGGTCAATATGACAACTTATGTACTCCTGACGGAAAAATCTATTTAGAGGTTGATTTACAAGTACCAGTTTGTATTACTTGTGGTGGTTCTATGGACGGTTACACAGGTTCAACATTCTCTTCAAGTACTGCAAACAACAACGCGTTTACAGCTACTTACAGAATTTACAAAAACTTGGAATTCGAAGATAGAATTGGTGAGGTATCTTTCGACCTTATGTCAGTTACAGTTTCTGTAACAGAAAGAAAATTAAGAGCTCAATGGTCTCCAGAAATGGCACAAGACGTTGCAGCATTCCACAACATCGATGCTGAAGCTGAATTAACAGCTTTATTATCTGAGCAAGTTGCGGCTGAAATTGACCGTGAAATCTTAAGAGATTTACGTAAAGGTGCGGCTTGGAACTTACGTTGGGATTACAATGGTTGGAAACGTCTTGGTTCAAGTGCAGTTCCATACACTCAAAAAGACTGGAATCAAACATTGATTACAGCTATCAACCAAATTTCGGCTCAAATCCACAAATCTACCTTAAGAGGTGGAGCTAACTGGATTGTTGTATCTTCTGAAATCAGTGCTATCTTTGATGACTTGGAATACTTCCACGTATCAAACGCGGCTCCTGAGCAAGACCAATACAACATGGGTATTGAAAGAGTTGGTACATTAGCTGGTCGTTACCAAGTGTATAGAGACCCTTACTTCCCACCAAACCAAGTGTTGTTGGGTCACAAAGGTACGTCTTTACTTGACACAGGTTACATCTACGCACCGTATGTACCTCTACAATTAACACCTACAATGTACAATCCATTCAACTTCACACCTATCAAAGGTATTATGACACGTTACGCTAAGAAAATGGTTAACAACCGTTTCTACGGACGTATCACAGTTGATGGAGTAAGAACATTCGACTTAAGAGAATTGAGATAATCAATATCTTACCCTATAAGAAAGGAGACAAGAAATTGTCTCCTTTTTTTATTTACAGAAAAATTAAGTTGTATATATTTATTATTAGATTTTAGTTTATCAGTCCCCAGCCCTAACAAGCTGTTGAGTATTCACGGACACAAAGGTATTGGTAACATAGTCATTAACTATTTTAAAATTAAAAAAAAATGTATTACACAACAACTAGCGCGAGCAAGCCGACTGCTCACATTACAAAAAACAAGTCGCGTCTTAAAATCTACAACGGTAACACCGTATTCCTTAACGATAAGGATAATTTTGAATTTGAAATTCATAATCCAACCCAAAATTCTGTTCTTTGTAAAATCAAATTGAATGGTAAGTACGTTTTTGCAAGTGGACTTATTGTTCGACCAGGTCAAAGAGTGTTTTTAGAACGTTTCCTTGACTCAAATAACAAGTTTGAGTTCAGTACCTATGAAGTAAAAGATACGTCGTCAAACAGGGATGCAATTGATTTAAATGGGGATGTTAGTATTGAATTCTATGATGAACAAACATATTATCAATACCCTCATCTTTCGGGTGGTAATTGGAATACTGGTTGGTCACACATTAACACAGGTTCTCCATATTATGGTAATATAACTTTTACCAATAACTCATCAAATACATATTCTACCACATCTGTTATTAATACTGTGACTAATACATTTGAAGGTTCAAACATTAGAAGTCTTAAATCCAAAAAATCTATCGAAACAGGTAGAATTGAAAAGGGTGAAAAATCCAATCAAAAATTTAGTAGTTCAAATGAAACTTTTAATTCTTGGATGTCACATCGTTTGGATTTTAAAATCTTACCATTAAGTAATAAAAATAATACCTCTGAGGATATTAAACATTATTGTACCGAGTGTGGTACCAAGACAAAATCAAAATATAAATTTTGTCCAACTTGTGGTAACAAATTGTAAGATATAAAAAAAGGGGTTCCGTGAGACCCCTTTTTTATTTTAACATTCTAAGTGATTTAGAAACAATTTCAGATTCGGTTAATGAATACAATCCATTCTTATAACCCATTTGAACCGCTCTAATTAACATAAATTTTGCTTGTTCTTCTGTTAAGTTATCAATTAGATTGTCAATATCTTCAGGTTTGTATATAGCCACATCTTCAAATAGATAAGCGATTGGTTGTTTTTGTTGTTCCATAATGTATTATCGATATATTTATAGTAAGTATATGAAAAGAAATAGAATTAGTGAAGCTACAGGTTCAGGAAGTGCTGGTCATTTTAAAGTACCTATTGTCCTTGCACCACAAGATTGGCAGGAGGACCAATTAGCACCATTCAGTAATCCTGTTTATAGTTATCTTAATGCTGAGTTAGCTTATGAAGAAGCTGATGGTGACTTTAAAGAAACTCCTGAACAAAG